CTGCGGATCACCTCGACGCCGAATGGCAAGGGCAACAAGTTCTACGAGCTGATGACCGCTGACGGCGACCGCTGGTCCAAACACGAAGTCGACATTTACCGCGCCGTCGCCGACGGGTTGCCGCGCGATATCGAGGAGCTGCGCGAGGGCCTGGCCGATGAAGACGCCTGGGCGCAGGAATATGAACTCAAATGGCTCGACGAGGCCTCCGCCTGGCTGTCCTACGAGCTGATCTCCTCGGTCGAGGACGAGCGCGCGGGCGATCCGGACCTCTACCAGGGCGGACCCTGCTATGTCGGCCGTGACATCGGCCGGCGCAACGATCTGCACGTCATCTGGGTCTGGGAACTGGTCGGCGACGTGCTCTGGGAGCGTGAGCGGATCGAGCAGAAGCGCGCGACTTTTGCTTCGATGGATGCGGCCTTTGACGATGTGATGGAGCGCTACCGGGTGGTGCGCGCCTGTATCGACCAGACCGGTATGGGCGAGAAGGTGGTGGAAGACGCCCAGACCCGCCACGGCAGCCGCATCGAGGGCGTGCTGTTTACCGGCCCGAACAAGCTGGTGATGGCGACGGCCGGCAAGGAGGCGTTCGAGGACCGGCGCGTGCGCATCACCATGGGTGACGCGAAACTGCGCGCAGATTTGCACAAACTGCGAAAGGTTGCTTCGGCCACTGGCGCGCCGCGCTTTGTCGCCGAGCGCGACGACGACCATGCCGACCGGACCTGGGCGGCGTTTCTCGGCATCCATGCGGCCTCCGAAGGCCAGGCTGACCATGACTACCGGCCGGTCTCTCCGGCCACGCCCTCGCAACAGGCAAAGCGCTTTGACGACCCTGGCGAGGACGAAGATTTCCGCCGCGGCTGGTGGACGCCGCCCCTGGGCGCAGGCGTTAGAGGAGGTTTCTGAATGACTTTGTTTCGCTCACGAGCCGCACCGCGCCTTTCGGCGCTGGCTCTCCGCGGGGGCGGCCCACGGCCGGCGCGCGGTCGCGCGCTCGCTCATCATTCCCGGAGGTCATGATGGCGGATTTTTTCAAGGGACTGACCGACCAGTGGGGCCGGCCGATCGAGAAGCGGCTGCTGACCGAGGAGATTGCGGCGCCGACTATCACCGGCGTGCGCTCGCCGCTCACCGGCTATCCCGGCGACGGGCTCAATCCGGTTCGGTTGGCTGCGATCCTGCGCGAAGCCGACACCGGCGATCCGCTGCGCTATCTGGAGCTGGCAGAGACAGTGGAGGAGCGCGATCTGCATTATGCCGGCGTGCTCGGCACCCGCAAGCGTTCGGTCAGCCAGCTGGAGATCACTGTCGAGGCGGCCTGTGACGACGCAAGGCACGAGGCCCAGGCCGAAGCCGTGCGTGAATGGCTCAAGCGGGATGAACTGGCCGACGAGCTGTTCGACATGCTCGACGCCGTCGGCAAGGGCTATTCCTTCACCGAGATCATCTGGGACACCTCGGAAGGCCAATGGCGGCCGGACCGGCTGGAATGGCGCGACCCGCGCTGGTTCCAGTTTGAGCGCAACGACGCGACCACGCCCTATCTGATTGGCGAGCACGGCGAGGAAACGCCGCTGCCCGGCTTCAAATTCGTGCGCGCGGTGATGCGGGCGAAATCCGGTCTGCCGGTGCGCTCGGGCCTGGCGCGCATTGTCGCCTGGGCCTGGATGTTCAAGGCGTATACCCAGCGCGACTGGGCGATTTTCACCCAGACCTATGGCCAGCCGGTCAGGATCGGCAAATACGGCCCCGGCGCCACCGAGAAGGACCGCGACACGCTTTACCGCGCGGTGGCCAACATCGCCGGCGACTGCGCCGCCATCATTCCCGAATCGATGCTGATCGAATTCGTCGAGGCCAAGAACCTGGGCACCGGTCATTCCAACTATCTGGAGCGGTCCGACTGGCTCGACCGGCAAGTCTCGAAAGCCACGCTCGGCCAGACCGCGACCACCGACGCCATTGCCGGCGGCCATGCGGTTGGCCGCGAACACCGCCAGGTGCAGGAGGACATCGAGCGCGCCGACGCCAAGACACTGTCGGCGATCATCAACCGCGACCTGATCCGGCCATGGATGATGCTGGAGCACGGCGAGACCCAGAATTGCCCGCGGGTGAAAATCGGCCGCGCCGAGGAGACCGACATCAAGACCGCCGTCGATGCGGTGACCTCGCTTGTGCCGTTTGGTCTCAGGGTCGGGCAAAACCAGATGCGCGACATCATCGGCATCGGCGCGCCGGCCGAAGATGACGATTTGCTGGCGGCTCCGGTTCCTTCACCCGTCAACGAACCAGGCAAGGGCGGTGACTCGAACACCTCAATTCAGCCCGAGCCGGAGCGCAAGGAAGCGCGGCATACCGAAGAACCCAAACCAGCGCGATTGCCACTCGATGCCATCGCCGAGAGTGCTACGGCCGAGGCCGGGCCGGCTGTGGCGCGACTGCTGGCCACGATCCGGGAAATGGCCAGCCAGGCGGGCGATCTGGAAGAATTGCGCGCCCTTCTGGATACGGCCAGCGGCGGCGATCTCGCCGACCTGGAAGCGGCAATGCGCCAGACGATGCTCTTGGCGGAGCTGACCGGCCGCGCCGAGATCGAGCCTCTACCAGGTCCGGACTGAGGCCATGGTGGACGGCGTCAAGTTCAACGAGGCCATCGACTTCCTGCGCCAGCGCCTGGCGCTGCCGGATGGCGTCTGGCTGAAGCTGCTACAGGAAGCGGATAAAGCGGCGCACGACCGCTCGGCCGGCATGAAAGAGGCGATGGTGCGCGACATACTCGAAGCAGTGTTAAAAGCGCTTGAACAGGGTTCGACGGTCGAGACATTCCGCGACGATTTCGACGCGATCACGGCGGCGCGCGGCTGGACTGGCGACAACACCGCCGGCTGGCGCTCGGCGCTGACCTTCCGGGTGATGACAGCGCAGGCGATGGCCGCTGGGCGCTGGCGACAGATCCAGCGGCTGAAAGCGCGTCGGCCCTGGCTCCGCTACATCACCGCCGGCGACCACCGCGTCCGCGACGCGCACAAGGCCTGGCATGGGATCATCCTGCATGCGAACGATCCCTGGTGGCACACGCATTTCCCGCCCAATGGCTTTAACTGCCGCTGCCATGTGCAGCAGCTGTCTGACCGCGATTTGCAGCGCTACGGCTTGACCGTGACGCCGGAAGCGCCGCCGCACAATCCGGTTATCAAGTTCGTGCGTGGGGTAGACGGCGTCCGGAAGCCGGTGGAAGTGCCCGTGGGGGTCGATCCAGGCTTTGCGCTGAATTTTGGGGCGGGGATCCTTTGAGAATGGCGCTTGAAACTGACGTTTGACCCGTCAGAGAGATAGCAATTTCTCTCTGTAAAATCTTGATACAAAAACAAATTTCCGGCAAAAATATTACTATCCAAAGTATAAAAACAAAAAAATGACTCTCTAGACAAAATTATGTAGAATACGAGCAAGTGACGTCTTGGGGAGGGGCTTGGACAATGCGCGCATTTCATTTTATATTGACTTGCAGTCTGTTTTTGGGTGGATGCACATGGGTTACTGCGGTGCCGGCGCCGCCTGGTAAACGCATCGCGGGAATTCCAATCTACGATGTAAAACCGATTCTTATTGTAACAGCCAACTCGGCTACCGTCGAACTTGTGCCGAATTACAATCGAGCTTACGGCCTGCGTTTCGGGTCATTTCTTGCGAAACATCACTTCAAGGCGGATCTGTCAGGGGGAATCATATCAAAAATCGATAGCGAGCAAGATTCCACTGAAGCTCTGAAACTACTTGAAGTCCTCGGAAAGGCCGTGATCGATAAGATTCCTATTCCTTCTGCACAAAGTCGCGAACTGGGTGGTGGCGTTGGTGCTCCGCAACGTTTTGCCGTTTTCAGCTTCGACTTTGATAGCGAAGGGAACCTCATCGCTCTACGACCCTTGGTATCCGGCGACAGCCTTATCCACGTACCAAAAGCGCCCAATTCAAACCCGCGCACTCTGGTTCAGCCGGCGACCGCAGGAGGAAGCCAATCAAGCGCCTCAGGAGATTTTTGAGGTGATCGTACGAAGTGCGACCAGTCTATGAATGAGGTCAAGGACAAGAAAAACGATCTATGGACGATTCGTAGGACCATAAAGCATTTCGGGCCAAAGCTAACCATGCTGCCGGGCGTTCAGACCGTTTGTCTTGCAAAGAAGGAAGTCGCTGGCTCAATCACTCCTCGATGGTCAATTAGTGTGATTGTGAGTGAGAAAGCGGATGTGGAGCCCGAAAACTACATTCCGGGGTCTCTGCCGGCGATCATGCTCGATGGTTCGATGGGAACCGCTATCGAAACTGATGTTGTTGAAAGCGCTGGCATTCCAATAGCATTCGGCCTTAGAGGCGGTCATTTGCTATTGTCGCATGACAATGAACAGGGCGCGCTGTTTACCGCGAGCATTGTAGGCGGCCGGAAATACGCGATCACCAATTCCCACGTTGTCACCGACGTTGACCATTCAGACATGTCTGGTCGGGTATACGCCTACGACACTGCCGATCGACGGTATGAGCCTGTCGGTACTGTAGTTGCTGCAACACCGATATTCAGCGGATCAGTTAACGATATGGATGCTGCGCTTATTCGGATTGACGAGATTATTCCGGTAGACCGCCGCCGCATCATCGACGAAGCCGATCCGGTCATCGCTTTCGACTATTTCAGGAGCGAAGATCCCGCCCAGTTTTTCTATAGGGCTGGCGATGAAATCCAGCAATGTCAGCGCCCTATACCGGTCCTTCAACCTGCACCAGTGGTTGTCGAAGGCATCACTGTGTTCTATGAGAAATGTTGGCGCCTACAGATGGTCACATCGGGAAACAGGGAAGGACACTCTGGTTCCCTTATTTTCAAGAGGACGTCATCCGGACTGGTGGGTTGCGGAATTCTATTTGCCGGAATTGAGGGAGTCGAAGCCTGGGCGTTTTCAGCGCAGAGCGTTATCACACGCCTGCAGCCATTCATGACCTAGTCAATCGCAGTAACTGTACAACAGGTAACATTTGAAGCCGAGCTTTTCTGAAAACTACTGTATCTCCGACCCGACTCCGCGGAGGACTTAGAATTCGCTACTAGAATTGGAATTTGCGTCCTCGGCGCAAATTTTCTCAATTTGGTTGATCAGATTCCCATCCAACCCCGTATCCTTCAATTGTCCTAACTTGGACGTATCGGCACATAATGCTGCTATCAACTCTCTTGACCTCTTAGCCGTTGCACTATCGGAAGTTATATCAGAGCCCGTACCGACATCATTGGGCTTTCCATCGCTGCCAATTTCACTGATTGGATAAATGCGATCAATGTACAGGTACGTAAATGAGAGAGCGATCACGAGAATTACTATTCCAATTACTTCTGATGAGACCTTAACACCTGTAGCGCCAATCTCTAGTTCGACCGGATTTTCACGGTCCTTTTCAAATTCCTTCCACGTTAGAAAAAATCCGAAGACCAGTATCGACAGAGCCGCGATAAACAATACTACACCATTCAGGCGTTGCCATCCGAACGCTCGACCACGATCATTTAGAGACCACATGTCGTATGCTGCATTCAAAATGCGAAGTCGGTTATCATAGTTGTTGCGGCAGTGCTCGGTTATTTCTTCTGAGGGATTTGACAATGCTTCTTCACATGCCGGTAAGGTCACGGGAAGGTCCAACTTCGGGCCTGCTTCATAGCTCGCTTCAAGGAACACCCAAGTTAGCAAGAATGGCAATACAATCAGGAACCCTGCAATTCCAAAGCCTTGCAATTTCATTTGCACGGCCTCGGTCGAGGCTCGATTTGGCGGTCTGTATCAATGTCATCAATAATGAGTGCAACCCCACCCAAGGCGTTTGACGAATGCTGGTCCGGCATTAGTGCCATCGCGCCATGAAGCGTTTCAGCATCGGTGGTGTATGACAAAAAGAGTCCGTTGAAATTATTGCCGTTTCGGGGACATCGCGGTACCCGGATGGGCACTTGAGCACATGCCGCGCAACTGTCCATAAGGACTTTTTCCAAGACATTGACCGCTGCCGGATCACTTGTGCCAAACGACCACGTTATGGTCGCTTTCGGCTCGATTCCCGCCTCGAGCAGTTTCTGGCTTGCCTCGGATACCTCCGACGGCGAGCCTTCGAACAACGATATACCTTCAACTGTTGGCATGACAAAGTCTTGCGAGAGCGCGTCGCTAGAAAACATAAACGACGCTACTGAAGCGACGGCGTATTGTATGAATCCCGCCACGATGACCTCCTTCAAAAAGCATGCAATATTAGCCAACTATACACCAATTTTCTCATCAAATAAATATGAGGAAATATACATGAATTACGACTCAAAATATCTATATTAAATGTGAATCGCAGCGCTATTAATTCTCCTTCAAATCATGACGACAAGGCGGTCATTTTCCAAATATGGCAATTGAATCTCGTAAGAAATGGGTTGGCACATCTGAACCAAGTACGAACATGCATCCAAAAGCACCAGTTAAAGAAGCCGACACCTTGCCGTTCAAGAATACCGACCAGAATAAAAACCTCGATGCAGCGGCAATCCTCGACATGCATTTGTCCAGCTGGCTTCTGAACCGCAACCGCTCAAACCGGATGCTGCAATTTGCCTATGATTCCGTCGCAGAACATCTGGCCGCTGGAATGCTCGCTGCCAATCCGGATCGGAAGGGTATCGCAGAGCTGGTTCGGCAAATCCAGACGCGTCCTAAGTCAGGGTTGGCAAAGGCCCTTGAATTTGTGTCAGGGGAGAAAGAGCCGGAAGCCGTCTGAAGCTGCCGACGGCCTCTACTGCACAATGATCCCAAAGAACCAGCTGTCAGTCGCTCCCACGGGCTTTGAAACCCCTTCAAATTCGATTTGAAATCGAATCCCGGACCGCATTTTGCGCCGAGCCGAACGAAATCCGGTCTGAGCCACCCCTGAACACCGTTTCATATGTTTTACAGCCGGGCGGACAGCCACTGTCGTCGCCATGATGACCGCAGCCCATTCACAACGCAACTCCCCTCCGGATCCGGCTCTGACGGCACTGTGCACGGCGTTGCCGTTGCCTAATGCCAGCCAGGACAAGCCGGCACCAGAATGGATCCATCTGCTGCCATCGGGATCGTTTTCGGGCGCCGACGGCCGCGGTCCCTATCATGTCAAGGACGCAGGCAGCCTCGTTGAGGCCAGCCTGGAGGCCATGGCCGGGTCCGGTGTCGTCGACGAGAACCATGCCACCGACCTTGCGACGCCAAAGGGCGAGCCTGCGCCGGCGCGTGGCTGGATCACGGCGCTGGAAGCCCGCGCTGACGGCATCTGGGGCAAGGTCGACTGGACCAGGGCCGGGTTGGCGCTGCTCGCCGACCGCGCCTACCGGCACATTTCGCCCGTCATCATGCATCTTAAAGACGGAACGGTGACCGCGATCCTGCGCGCCTCGCTGGTCAACAAGCCCAATCTGCGCGGACTGGCCGCGCTTAACCAGGAGAGCCCGATGGATTTCATGGACAGGTTACGCGCGGCGTTGGGCCTCGGCGACGAGGCCGGAGAGGACGCCGTGCTCGCCGGCATTAATGCTGCTAAGGGCGGCACCGCGCTGCAGGCGGCGCTCAATGAGGCGCTTCAACCCATCGCCAAGGCGGCGGGCCTCGCAGAAGACGCCGACGCAAAGGCGGTGCTGGCCGGCGTTGAGCAACTCGCCAAGGCGAAGCAGCCCGGCGACGACAGCACCGTCAAGGCGTTGCAGGCCGAGCTCGGCGAGGTCACCAACAAATTCACCGCGCTGCAGACTTCGATCGCCACCGATAAGGCCGCAGCCTTCATCGACGGCGCGATCAAGGCCGGGCGCGTCGGCGTCAAGCCGTTGCGCGAGCATTACATCGCCCGCCACGCCGCCAATCCGGCCGAGGTCGAAAAGGAAATCGCCGCCTTGCCGATCCTCGGACCGTCCGGCGCGCGGCTTGATCCGCCGGTCTCCAGGGACGGCCAGCTGGCGCTGAACGCCGAACAGAAGAGCGTCGCAACCATGCTCGGCATCGATGCGAAGGATTATGCCGAGACGCTGAAAGCCGAACGGGACGCCAGGGAGGCCATGCAATGACCGCGCTCGTAAACGACCGCAACACGCCCATGCAGTTGGGCGACGTGCAGGAATATCCGGTGCTGGCGGCCACGGTGATTTATGCCGGCTCGATCGCCTGCCTCAACGCCGCCCGCTGGGCGGTTCCGGGTGCGACAGCGACGACGCTGATCGCCGCCGGCCGCGCGGAAGCCCGCACCGACAATTCCACAGGCGGCAACGGAACGATCCGCGTCAAGGTCCGGCCGGGCACTTTCCGCTTCGACAACTCGGCCGCCGCCGACGAAATCACCCAGGCCGAGATCGGCGACTCCTGTTTCATCGTCGACGACCAGACCGTGGCCAAGACCGACGGTGCTGCGTCGCGGTCGAAGGCCGGCACAATCGTCCAGGTCGACGCGCTCGGCGTCTGGGTCAGGATTGGAATCTAGGGAACCAACACCATGCTCATCTCCGCTGCCAATCTCGACGCCATCCGCGTCGGCTTTTCCACCGCCTTCAAGCGCGGCCTTGGCCAGGCCAAGCCGCAATATGCCCGCGTCGCCACCACGGTGCCGTCGTCGACACGCGAGAACAAATATGGCTGGCTCGGCAAGCTGCCCAACATGCGCGAATGGATCGGCCCGCGCGCGGTGCAGAACCTGGCCGAGCACGATTACGCCATCTCCAACAAGCCGTTCGAGCTGACCATCGGCGTCGACCGCGACGATATCTCCGACGACAATCTCGGCGTCTACCAGCCGTTGTTCATCGAGATGGGGGAATCCACCGCCGCCCATGCGGATCTCCTGGTGTTTTCTGCGCTGAAGGCCGGTTTTGCCACGCCCTGCTATGACGGCCAGTATTACTTTGACACCGACCACCCGGTGCTCGACGAGGACGGTGTCACTGTGCTGTCGGTCGCCAACACCGATGGCGGCGGCGGCACGCCCTGGTTCCTGATGGCCTCGGGCCGGGCGCTGAAACCGATCATCTTCCAGGAACGCAAGCGGCCGGAATTCGTCGCCAAGGACCGGGTCACCGACGACAATGTCTTCGAGATCAAGGAATTCCGCTACGGCGTCGATAGCCGCAACAATGTCGGCTACGGCTTCTGGCAGATGTGCTGGGGCTCGAAGCAGCCGCTGACGGCCGCCAATTACGCCACAGCGCGCGCGGCACTGATGAGCATGAAGGGCGATCACGGCCGCCCGCTCGGGCTGATGCCGGATCTGATGGTGGTCCCGCCAGGGCTCGAAAGCGCGGCGCGCAAGATCCTCAATTCCGAATATGCAGCAGGCGGCGAAACCAACGAGTGGAAAGGCACGGCCGAATTGCTGGTCACGCCCTGGCTCGCCTGACGCCACCACGCACCCAGGAGAAGTGTAATGGCCAGAAAGAAAGCCGGTGAGCAGAGCAATCCCCAAGCGGCGGCGGCGCAGAGCGCAAAGCCACCGCAGACCGCCGGATCCGTCAAGGAAACCCAGGTTCCGAAAGAAGCGACCCAGGACGAAAAGAGCCAGGAAACCCAGGCTCACCAGACACCGGCGGGGCAAACCAAGGCCGGTGCGGCAACGCCCGCAGCGGTTCCGGCCCCGCCACCAACCCCCGGAGAAGCACCTGCGCCCAGACTGGCGCTGAGGATCACCGCCAAGCAGAGAAAAGGCTTCCGCCGCTGCGGCGTGCATCACCCGGCCGCTGCCGTCGATCATCCCGAGGGCCGCTTCAGCGCGGCCGAGATCGAGGTGCTGAAGGCCGAACCCAATCTGGTCGTCGAGGATCTCTGACGCCGGAAGGAAGGCGAGACGTGGATTATTGCACGCAAATCCAGCTCGAAGCCCGCTACGGCGCGGCACTGCTCGTCGAGATCTCCGACCGCGCCGATGTCCCGACCGGGACGATCGACGCGGACCTGATCACCCGCGCCATCACAGACGCCACGGCCCTGATCGACGGTTATCTCGCCGGGCGTTACGCGCTGCCGCTGGCCACCATTCCGGCGCTGGTCACCGATCTCGCCCAGCGCATCGCGATCTATTACGCCCACACCAATGTCGCCTCGGAGAAGATCGGCAAGGATTACGAGGCGGCACTGAGGCAATTGAAGGACATCGCCTCGGGCCTGATCAAGCTCGACGCCGGCGGCGCGGAGCCGGCCGGTTCCGGCGCATCGGAAGTCCGCACCAACGAGCCCGAACGGCCGCTCTCGGCGGCAACGATGAAGGGATTTGTGTGATGGCGGGTGTGCGTCTGGAGCTTCAAGGATCGGAGGCGGCAATGGCGGCGCTTGGTGCAGCAGCCGCGCGGCTCGACGATCCGATGCCGCTTTATGACGAGATCGGGTCGATGCTGGTGGTCTCAACACAGCAGCGTTTCGAGCGCGAGGAAGCCCCGGACGGCACGCCCTGGCCGATGTCTATCCGGGTGCTGACCGAGGGCGGCAAGACCCTGTCGGACACGCGCCGGCTCCACAATTCGATGACGCATGAGGCGAGCAATGAAGGCGTCGCCGTCGGCACCAACGTGATCTATGCGGCGCCTCACCAGGTGGGAGCCACCATCAAGGCGAAGACGGCCAGAGGCCTGCGCTTTCAGGTGGCCGGCGGCTGGGTCACCAGGCAATCCGTCGACATTCCCCAGCGCGCCTTTCTCGGTCTTGATGCCGAGGACGAGAAAGCGATCGGCGACATAGCCGGAGTCTATCTCGGTCAACCGCTGGGAGGCCTTGATGCTGACTGACGAGGTGATCACCCGCATAGAGGCGACGGTGCCGGCGCTTGATGGCCGCGCCAAAGAGGCCGCCGATCTCTCCGAACTGGTCCGGCGCAAGGCGCTGCCCCAGGCCGCAGCCACGGCCTTTGTCCTGCCGCTCGGGCTGAGGCCGCGCAGCGAGGGCGATGCGGCTGCCGGGGCGTTCACCCAGATGCTCGACGAGATTGTCGGCGTGCTGCTGGTGGTGCGCGCGGCCGGCGACGCCAGCGGCGCGAAGGCACTGCCGCAGATCGGCGAACTGATCGACGCGCTGATCGCCGCCATCGCCGGCTGGGGGCCGGACGGCGCCATCGGCGTCTTCCGCGTGGCGCGCGGCCAATTGCTCTCCGCCGAAGCCGGCGCGGTCATGTACCAGCTCGACTTTTCGATCCAGAGACAGGTGAGGAATTTGGCATGACAAAGAAACCGGCCCTGTTACCGCAAGTCGGTGGCAGTTACGTGCGTGAGAAGGACGGATCGCTGAAACCGGCGAAAGACGGTTCGAAGCCTGAACCGGAAACGCCCGCGACCGAAACCGGGAAGGACTAGGCCATGCCGCTCAAATGGCGATCCAAGATCATTCTGTTCAAGATCGAGGCCAGCTACGGCGTCGACGCGGTTCCGGCCGGCGCCAACGCCTTCCTGATGACCAATGTCTCGTTCTCGCCGATGGAGGGCGAGGATGTGAGCCGCGATCTGGAGCTGCCCTATCTCGGCGCGCAAGCCATGATCCCGGTGGGCTTGCGCGGAAGGCTGCGCGGCCGGGTGGAGCTGGCCGGATCCGGCACAGCCGGCACCGCGCCGGCCTGGGGACCGATGCTGCGCGCCTGCGCCGTCGCCGAGACGATCACGCCGGCAACCTCGGTCACCTACAATCCGATTTCCGACGGCATGGAGTCGGGCACGCTTCATTTCTGGATGGCCGGCACGCGCCATGTTCTCACCGGCTGCCGTGGCCAGTGCACCATGCGTTTTACCGCCCAAGGCCTGCCCTATCTCGAATTCGACATGCTGGGCCTGTGGTCGGAACCCTCCGAGCAGGCGCGGCCTGCGCCGGTGCTGAGCGGCTTCAAGCCGCCGGTCGTCGTCACCCATGCCAACACGCCTGATTTCACGATCGATGCTGTTTCCATGGTGCTGCGCGAGGCGGTGCTGGCGCTCAACAACCAGGTCGAGCCCAGGCTGCTGGTCGGATCGGAATCGATCCTGATCACCGACCGCGCCGATGCGCTGTCGGCGCGCGTCGAGGCGGTGCCGGTCAGCACATTCGATCCTTATGACCTCGCCAATGACCAGACGAAAGTTGCGGTCGAGCTGGTGCATGGAACCGCCGCCGGTTCGACCGTAACGCTGTCGGTTCCCTCGGCCCAGCTCAAGCGGCTGTCGGGTTACGAGGAAGCCCAGAAGATCGCCGAATGGCCGCTTGAGCTGGTGCCGCTGCCGGTCTCCGGCAACGACCAGTGGACGCTGACCCTGACGTAAAATCAATCCGGAAAAGGACCCCGGCATGTTCAACATCGATTCCGCGCCCTGCTTCTGGGAGACCGTCACCGTCCGGCTGCCCAATGCCGAACCGGAGAGCTTCCGGGCCAGGTTCCAGGTGATGCCGGTGTCCGCATTCAAGCAGATCGACCTTGGCGATCCCGACCAGGTCGCGGGCTTTCTTGAAACAACCGTCACTGATCTCGAAGACATCGAGGACGGTTCCGGCCCGCTCCCCTTTTCCGGGCCGCTGCTCGCCCGGCTGATCGACCGGCCGGATATCCGCGCGGGCCTGGTGCGCGCCTATGTCGAGGGGATCGGCAGGGCCGCCCAGGGAAACTGATCATGGCGGCGCGGGCCTGGGCAGAAGGCACACTCAATGACACGCCGCCAATTAATGAGGACGACGCGATCGCCGATGCCCGTGCGGCCGGTCTTGATGCCGCGGCTCAGGCCGCGATCGCCAGATGGGACCGACATCGCAGCAGTGGCTCATTTTCCGGGGTCTGGCCGCAAAACGCCGCTGCCGCCACCGCCTTCCTCACTGCGGCCAGCCAATGGCGCACCACACTCTCTGGCCGGAACGGCTACATCATCACCCGCTTTATTGGGGTCGATTATGCCGGTGCCGCCATCGCCTGGTCTGCGCGCGGCATCGTTCTGGACAATGAGACTTTCAACGGACTGACGGTGATGGAAATGGCGGCGCGCGACGCGCTCAATGGCGTCGGAGAGGTGGTAACACCATGACGCTGCGCTTGGCCCTGGTCATTGACGGCGATCCGGCCGGTGCCAAAAAGGCACTGAGCGAGACGGCAAGCGCAGTTGAGGATCTCGGCAACAAGGCAGAGACAGCAGGGAAAAAAGTCGAAGCCTCATTCAAGGGGTTTGAGTGGGAAAGCAGTGAAGCGACCCGCGCCCGGCTTGGCCTCAAACAGATCGCTGATGAAGGAGATCGCGCGACAACCGGCATAAAGGCTGCGGGCGACGCGGGCCTGACAGCGGCTCCGGATATTGCCAAGGCTGGCGACGCGGCGGGGACAGCGCGCGAAAAATTCGACGGGCTTGCAACCGTCGTGGCGGGGGCCGCCGGCGGATTGGCCGCAAGCGTCGCCATCACGGCCGTCAGTGAGGGCCTCAAGATCGCGGCTGGGGCTGCCGCGGATCTGTTTCGCGAGATCACCTCCAACCAGCCGATGATCGAACGGGCGCTGACATCCCACGCCGATCTGGTCGGTCGTATCAAAAGTGCCTGGGCGGAGGCCAGCGGCGCCGCGTCCAGCTACGGTGTCGATTCCATCGCGCAATTGCGGTTCGAGGGTCAGCAGAATGTCAGCCGCCTGGGCCGCTCGGCCGAAGCCGCGCAACGTGACCTCATTCGCGGCAGCGATGGATTGCGGCCCTCGGATGTGTTGGGCGCGCCATTTGCGCGCTTCGGCCCCTTTCAGGATCAGGTGAGCGAGTTTCGAAAGGAGCTCAAGGACGGCGCGGCCGATGTGATCGCGTTCCGGCGCGAGGTCGCCGAAATCGCCGAAATGCTGCCCACCGAATCGCCCTTCCGCGGGCTAGCCGAGCAGATCTTAGAAGACACGACGGCCGCCGCCGAACTGCAGGCCGAACTTGAACGCTCACGCGATCTGCTCGACGGGGTGAAAGGCAGTGCGGAGGCAGCAGCCACGGCGCTTGGCGGCAAGGCCGAGAAATATGGCGAGCTCACAGACGGGGCGGCAGCAGCCGGCGGCGCCGTCGCCGGTACCAATGCTGCAATCATCGCTACGGCTGGCGCGGCCACGCAGGCCATTGTCCCGCTGTCCGAGTACAGCCGGCTGCTTGGCTCGATCGGTGGCGCGGGGACGTCGCTTCCATTCAACGCGGTGCGCGCCGCAACAACGCCGCCATTTGCCGAGGGCAGCTATGCTGCGGGCGGCTACACCGGCGACATCGCGGCATCCGATATCGCCGGCTTCGTGCATGGCAGGGAATTTGTCTTTGACGCTCCCGCCACTGCCCGGATCGGCGTTTCCAACCTCGAAGCCATCCGCCGTGGCGTGGCGGGCTATGCAGCTGGCGGCTATGTCGGCGTTCCGCCGATCGCCGGCGGTTCCTACAGATCAAACAGCGATCAAACGGCAGGTGATCTCGCCCGGGAATTCCGGCTACTGCAGGGCTCGGTGCGCGAATTCGCTCAGGTGCTTTGGCAAACCGGCGACGCCGGCGCGGCGCTGGGATCGGTGATCCAGTCTGTGTCGCAACGCTTTCTCGACTTCTCGCTCAATGCCCTCGCCCGGCTACTGCTGGGCGGCGGCGGCGCAAGCGGCGGCTTCGGTCTGATTGGTAATCTGTTTGGGCTCGGCGGCGGCGCAGGCCTTTTCCCGCCGGCGCCGACCGCCATCGGTGTCGGGCTTTATCACAGCGGCGGACAGGTCGGCGCCAACGCGCTGGTCAGGCGCGCCGTGCCGGCGTCTGTCTTTGCCAGCGCGCCGCGCCTGCATGGTGGCGGCCAGGTTGGTGCAGCTGACAACCTATTCGGCCCAGGTGAGCGGCCCGTCATCGCCATGGACGGCGAGGAGATCGGCTGGCCCGATCAGCTCGCAGCCAAATATGGCGGCGGCTCTACCGTCAACAATTTCTACATCGAGACAGCTTCGCCGCGCGCGTTCGCCGAGTCCAAGGCGACGGTTGCCCGCGGCGCCGGTCGGTTCCTGGGTCGCGCCGGGAGGCACATGTGATGGCTGGCTTCATCAATGGCGCGGTGTTTCCCGTCCATATCAGCCGCGGTTCGCCCGGCGGACCTGACTGGCCGGCCGAGATCGTCGAGCTGGCCTCGGGTTTCGAGGAACGGAACACGCCCTGGGCGTCGCCCTTGCGCCGGTACGATGCGCGCTTCGGCGTGCGCACTCCGGCCGAGCTTTACGAGGTGCTGTCGCTCTACAAGGTCGCCTTCGGCCGCTTGCGGGGTTTCCGCTTTCTCGACTGGACCGACTACCGCTCCGGCGCGCCGCATCTCACCCCGACGGCACTCGACCAGGGGCTGGGAACGGGCGACGGCGTGACCACGCAATTCCAGCTATCGAAACGCTATGCCTTCGCCGGCGAGAGCTTCGACCGCAGGATCACACGGCCATTCGGAACGATCCTGATCGCCGTCGACGGCGTGCCCACCGCATCCGGCTGGAGCCTCGATGCGACCACCGGGCTGGTCAGTTTCGATGTGGCCCCGGCGGTGGATGCGGAACTCTCCTGGGGCGGGCAGTTCCATGTGCCGGTACGCTTTGACTGCAAGCTCGACCAGATCGCCATGCGGACCGCGGCCGTCGGCGACATTCCATCGATCTTTCTCAAGGAATTGCGCGAATGAAGACCGTACCACCCGGCTTGCAGGCTTTGCTCGACAGTGGCGTGACCACGCTCTGCACCTGCTGGCGCATCAAGCGGCTCGACGGTGCGGTGTTCGGCTTCACCAATCACGACCGCATGCTCAGATTTGCCGGGATAGACTACCAGCCCGAAACCGGCTTCACCCCGGCCGAGACCGCCGCGTCGCTGGGGCTTGCCGTCGACACGGCCGAGATCGAGGGCGCGCTGTCGGCCGATGTCATCACCGACGCCGACATCGCGCTCGGGCTATGGGACAATGCCCATGCCGAGATCTGGCGGGTCGATTGGACCGATACCGCCAACCGCGTGATCCTGCGCAAGGGCTCGCTGGGCGAGATCGGCCGCGGCACGCAAAGTTTCTTCGCCGAGATCCGCGGCCTGGCGCATCAGCTGGCGCAGCCCGGCGGACGCACTTTTCAGCGCAATTGCGACGCGGTGGTGGGTGACGCGCGCTGCGGCGTCAATCTCGACCAGCCAGCCTTCAAGGGCACGGGCGCGGTG